CTTCGTTTAGGCCCAAGTTTCCAGCGACGGTTTGGTTGGCCGCAGCGCCCAGCAGGTTGAGCATGGGTTCACTGAATAGCAGACGGAAGGCCAGTATCTTGCCAAGTTCGGTCTTGGGGTCAAGGTCAGGAAACCGCTTGCGGATGGCGGTGTCGGGAGACCAGAGACCGGCAGCAACCATACCAGCCGCGTCTTGGTTCCGGCGTATCTCGTCTTCCGGCTCCAGCACGTTGACTTCCACCTTAACGGAATGGTGGCCCTTGAAGGTGGCGGGGCTGATAGACATGAACTCGTCTTCGTCAGCGCCAGGAGCGATGGATAGGGGGCCTTCTCCCATGAACTCTACGAGCATACCGGCCTTGTGGCATAGCTCTGTCAACATCTTCTCCATCGCCCGTGCGATGGGGTCGTACTGTAGGCGGGCCTCGCCCATAGCCAGTTGCCGGTCAAAGCCAGAGCGCATACCAGTTTGCGACAGGCCACGTACTACACGGGGGGCGGTGGCGCTGCTGATGATGCCGTTGGTCAGTGCCATGTGGCCCATGAGGGCGTCGGGAGGCAAGTCCATTTCCAGCTTGCGTAGAGTGACGCCTTCGGGGATGGGCGTCATGGTACCGTAGTCATCTATCTTCATAGCGGGCATTTCGTTGGCACGGACACCCTCGGCCACCCATCGGGGCCAAGTGCCAGCCTTCAGCACGATGTCGGCTATAGAGAAGCTACGGGACTCGGACTTGATGATGTCTCGGATGTGGCGCAGCATACCAACGTAGCGTTTGGCGGGGTCATGTTCGCTGTCGTCGTAGCCCAGGCCCGATGAGCCGACGACGTATGGGTGAATACGCCACTTGTGACGGATAAGGCCCGAACCGTCTTTGGTCTTCAGGGCCGGTTCGCTATCGGCCACGACTGAGCGTACCTTAGTATCCCAATACTCTACTATCTCTACGATGTCGGAGAGTCTTCGCCCCCGTCCATTACTCCAGTTGGGGTACAAAGATTTAACCTGGCCGACTCGCATTTCCGCTGTCTCGATAACCCAGTGCGGCGGGTCATTCCAGGGGTCTTCCATAATGGATATAGGGTGTGGGACGATTAGCGTAAAGGGCAGGTTCTCACTAGCGGTGGCCTGCCAGTCGGCCAGCGCCTCCTCGAACTCCTCGTCATCGTCGAACTGTTCTCTCTTGGGTTTGCCGGGACGCTTGGCAATGTCCCACAGTAACTTGAATACGGACTTACCGTAGACAGATAGATGCTTGACGCCATCACGGAACGGGGAGGTGGCGGGTTGGCGCTCTATCCAGTTCAAAAAGGCCGAATAGAACTTCTTTAGCTGTTGGGCCTGGGCCGTACCGTTGGGCGTGGTAACACGGCGAGGTACCGTAATCCGACGAAATACGGGGTTAACGTGGTTTACTGCGGCCTCGATAACCTCACGGGTAGTGGGAAGGACTACTGCATCCTGGATAAACTTGTCAGGAAGATTTAGTAGCTCTCGGATATCGAGGTTGTAGTAACGCTCATCCTGGTCAAACTCTTTGAACAGGTCGTGGTAAACCTCGTCCTGCATTTCCTCTTTGAGTTTGAGCAGTTCTTGGTAGTCGCTGATAACAGTCACGCTAACTCCTTAAAGCGGCGGCGTAGGTCTGCGGGGGCGAAGCCGGAGACTCTCGACCAAATATCAAATTCCTCAGAGTCCAGAAAGTCATGGGCCTTCGCCTGTATTATATCTCGCTCTGCCTTGACTTTATCAAGGGTTGGGTCTTTCCGCATACGGTAGGGCAACTCGTGGAGAGTGCAGCCTTTACCCTTCAGGTCGTCGGCCAGACACTTCCAGAAAGCGGTGATTAGGTTGTCTATGGGTTCGCTCATGCAAGTCTCCTCGTGACTCGACCGACTCCGTGACATAGGGTGCAGACATCAATGTTGAGTGTCCAGGGATTCGGAATAACCTTCTTGCCCTCGCACTTGGGGCAGGTAATGGCCTCACGGCCACGAAATGGGTCTTTCTTACTCCAGTTGATTTCGAGGATAGTCTCGTAGTCAGACTCGGTGATTAGGTAACTCTTGGGGCCGGAAGACTCAAAGGCGGGGGCGGCATTGGCACAGGCATGGTAGGCCAGGGCCATAGCCATAACCTCGTCGTCGTGTCCGGCCAAGCCCTCGAACTTGTTCTTTTCCTCGTTGTAGCCGAAGCCCAGGAACTCGTCGATGGTCTCCTGGCAGACTAGGCGCATCGCCCCCGTGCGGATGGCGGCTTCCAGTTCACCCAGGATTTCCTTACGGTTGGCCTCGGTGGTATGCCAGCAGTATTGAGCGGCAGAGCGGGCATAGACCCGGTGCATGGGGTAGCGGTTGTCCTTTAGGATTTTGACGAATAGGGGGCCTAGCGGCTGCGATTCGGGCGTCACGAAGGGATGGCCGAAGTAGCGCAGGAGCTTGTAGGCTTCCTCGGAGAACTGCTCGATGTGGCGGCGGGTATGCAGGCGAGCGGCTTGACGACCACAGGTGGCGCAGATGACCTGGCAGGTGGAGAAGTCCCGGCCTGCGGAACCCAGGGCGGTATCGACACCAGCATAGTAGTCGTGGTCGGGGTCGTAGGTCTCGTAGATTTCGGAGTCGCCCAGGTGAAGTACGGGGGCGAGTGCTAGGGTAGACTTGAGGGCCTCGACGCTGAACATACAGGTACCCGCCATCAGGAAGGCGTCAGCTATAGAGGCGGGGTAGTTCTGGTTAAATAGATAGCCAGGGTAGCGGCGGCGTTGTTGGGCTTCCCAGGCTGCATCCCAGTGGGGCATGAGGCCCTGGCGGTAGGGGATGAAGATGGGCGTGAAGTCGTTGGTGCCCGCCATAGCGTCAAAGAGGGTACGCGCGAAGAACTTGTTTTTGCCCTCAGCGGTGGACATCATAATGAGGGAGCCGGTAGAGACAGTGGGGGCCACGTCGGTATAGACCTGCTCGGCGTAGATGTCAGGGTGGATTTTCGACCACTCATCCATGACAACACGGGTAGCGGTCTCGCCTACGCCTGAGCCGGGGGTTGATGCGAAGGAGCGTATGTAGGAGTATACGCCCCTCGCATCGTCGATGACGAACTGTAGCATTTCGCTGTTGTCGGTCTTGGCCGGAAGATGGAGGAATGGGGGTAGGTTCATCCACATATAGCGGCAGCGTTCACGTAGGGTCTTGGCTGCTTCTTTGTCCGTGCGGGAGAAGATAAGGTCGTTGGCCCCTGGGACAAAGATGGTGTCGTGGAGTAGGAGGCCAGAGATAGTCCAGGTTACGCCTACCTGTCGGGGCTTGAGGATGATGACCCACTTCTTGGCGATGATGATTTTGATGAGGGTGTTCTGGTGGGGTAGGCGGTGGACTTTGACTACGCCCCCGTGCTGGGGGTCAAAGAAGGTACAGTGTTCGGTGATAAAGTAGTAGGGGTCGAGCGCACACTTGGCGAACTCGGAAACCTGATGGTCAACTATGAGGGACTCGGAGGCCATTAGGATTCCTCTGGAAAGTCTGTGGTATCTACCACATTTAGGATATGGACGGCACCCTCGACTATCTCGACGCCTTCGGGTAGTTCGAGACGTGCGGGGGCGGGCTGTGACATGAGGTGCTGCTGTAGGACTTGGGCTAACATGGCAGCACCCGCACCGGCAGCGAGGGCACCAGGGTCATTGACGTTCTGAGTGGGCTTGCCCATCACCTGGTCGATGATGTAGCGGGCAGCGCCTACGGCCAGCTTCTCGTCAACAGAGTCAAGAGCCGCTGTCAAGACACGGATGGCCTTGGGCATTATCTTGGTAAGCTCGACCTGGTACTGTTCTCGTGACATTAGGCGGGTCTTGACGCCCAAATGACGAGGATGTGTTTGGTGTGGTTGGTATAGGCCGAGTTCCTAAGAGCGTGGACTTCGTGTTCGAGGGAGACTATTGACCAACCCTCCTCAAGGATAAATTCTGGCTCTTGGTCAGCGGGGAGAGACTGTATTAACTCGAATCGGCGCAGTAGCAACTTGACACGTCCTTGACTGAAACTCTATAATGATTGTATCATGAAAGTTTAAGGTTGTCAACAAGCAAAGTTGATGGCTGGTTATTAGGTTTGCGGGGGCGAGTTAT